AAAGTAGTTTCACTAGAAGCAGTATCAAAATGCATATCTTTTCCTTTATTTGGAAAAGGCCACTTAACAATTTCAAACCAATCAACAATAGAATTATTTATAGAGGTACCTATTTTATTTATTTTTTTAACTAAAGATTTATGTTTATTTGCATCTAAGGTTAAAGGATAGGTAGTTTCAAAACTACGTTCCAATGGTTTTGAATTATAAAACTTTATTAAATTTTTACATTCAGTACTTGTTAAAAAATTATCTTGGATAATTATTCTATCCATAATTATATACCTTTCTTTAGATTCAAACCAATATTTCCAGACACACTGATTCTTTCTTCATCCGATAAATAAAAAGGATATACACAATGATGATATTTTGAAGAAAATAATAACATTTTTCCTTCATCTTCAGGTTCTAGATTATAATCTAATTGAGAAATATCCCCTAAAGAATTAACAAAAAGCATTTGAAAAGTATTGGGACGTTTAAGAATTGCATGTTTTATAAAAGGTAGCTCACATTCTTTTTTATAACTAGAAGGAATTTTTAACCAAATCACAAAAGAAAAAACTCCAGTATGATTATGCACAGGATTAAACTCATATTTTTTTTGATAGTTAACCCAAAAACGATTTAAAATATAAGGTACTTCCTTTTCAAGAATTACCGCAGGTACTGTGGCATCTAATGTGTACTGATCTGTATACTCTTTGATTGTAGGACTTAAAACTGTTTTAAAAAACCAATCTTTTTTATCTTTTATTAAAAAAGAGTTACTATTATTTGCTACCTGTGTGCTATTTTTTCTTTTTTCAGTTGTTTTAATACAAGTTTTTAATTTTTTTATAACATCTTTAGAAAGAGTTTTTTCAATTATGCCAACATTATTAAAATATTTAAACATCTTTAGCCATTTCTTTCGGTACAGCTTGTATATTCCAATGTATAAATCTAAAAGGTGCTTTACCATGGTCTACTGCGTATTCATGTTCTAGGTATCCTGGAAAAATAATTAAAGTTCCAGGCTTAGGTTTGTAATGAATTTGATCGGTGCCATCAAATATACCTTTTAACTCTGGCTTCAATCTTAATTTAGTAATTCTTGCACTAGGTCTGGGTTCATGAAAAATAGGATAAGAAGTTTTTTCAGAACATTTTAAAAAGTAAAAACCTGATACATGTTGGTTCCAATGGAGGTGTGCTGAATGATGGCCCCCTCCTTTTTTAGAAAATTCTTGTACCCACATTTCAGAAAACATGGTTTGATATTGTTTCATATCATACCCATGATGGTCTAAAAATTCCCAAGATCTTTGACCAACGTAATTTCGTAAATCCATAAAATTATTATCTAATGTTAAAGGTGTAGAATGATGGCTTGTTCCAAAATCACCATATTGTTTAATTATTTTTTTATCTTTTTTTCTAGCTTCTTTAATATATTTATCGGAAGCTTTGTTTAATGATTTAACAAACTCTGGTTTTTCTTCAGTCCATATAGGTGTTTTAAAATATTCGTGTTTCTGCATTATTTAAATGGATATCCTAAATGCCATACGACAAGTGAGTATCTCGTTCCTTTTGTTACTGGTTTAACTCTATGCCATAAGTGCGAAGGAAATACTATGATAGAACCTTTAGGTAATATCTCTGGTACTTTTCGTACATGTATACTTTCATCGCGCGCATATGGATCATAATTTCTAAAATCAAATTCTAATTCACCACCTTCATATTCTGAACCATCCGTTAATTGACAAGTCATCGATAATTTTCTTATCTTACCATTGTCGGGACCATTGCTTTTATAGACTTTATCCCAACTATCACAATGCCAATCGTAATATTGATTAAGTTTATACTTTGTAAATTGACAAGACTCGGACCAATCCCATTCAAAATTCCAACCTGCTTCTTTATTTGCTTCATGCACAAAAGGTTGTATTTCTCTATATATCCAAGTATCATTCAACCAAACTAAATCCGATCTTCTTCTTTTCTGGACATCTTTAACTTCATCCTTTTTTAAAGGTTGCTTTCGTAAATCTCTTCCTTTACCAGCACTCCCTGTAAGAGCCATTGTTTCTTCTTTCGATAAAGCATATTTAATAACTTCATCACAAAATCTAGGAGTTAATGCAGAATCAAAATACCAAAAATAATTACTTAAATTCATAGGTAATAGTTAAAATAGAATTAAAAGAATCTTCTTGATGATTGGCAATACAATACATTTGTGTAGAGGGAAACATAATAAATTGATTATTTTTTAAAGACATATCCCAATGTCTTCCTTTTCTTCTGTTGTCATCATAGTGTACTCTAACAGTGCAATCTTTTACATTTACACCATATAGCAACGTATAATCAGGAGAATTTTTAAGGTCGACTGGATCTACATTAATAAAAGGCATAGAAAATTCTTTAGGTTTATAAACATTTCCCCATGCTGTTTTATTTATTAATTGAACATTATATTGTACATTAATATGTTCTCGTAAATAAGTATTAAGTTTATCCCATTCTTTTGAAAAAGGAAATTCTCTTTTATTAATTTGTAATTGTAAAACGTCTTCGTGAAGTTTATGTCGGTCTATTTCAAAACCTTTAGGCATATTAACAAGCCCATTATATAATCCTATTTCTGATAGTACTTTCTTTTGCATACCAATTCCTTTTATAAAGAAAGGTATTATAATGTCAATATTAATTATGCTAGGTTATCTACTAAGTCCCAAGATTGTCCTTCTTCATTCCAAGAATATTGCCAAAAATTAGTATAGGCCGCATTTTGAGATATTTGTTCTGCTGTCAATGCAGGGGCATCACCAATAGGTGAATGCCAAGTAGCTGTTGTCGTATTTAAAACCCAACTTGCATAAGGTTTTGGACTATAAAATATATTGTTAACTGCATCCCAAGTATAACCTACACCTGCATAGTTTCCTCTTAGAGGTGTTCCACCTAATATATGAGTACCAGCATATGTATTATAAGATGTTTGAATCCATTTGTCCGCAGGCCAGTTACCATGTTTTTCTAAATATGTTTGACCTATTGATTCAGTTTCAACGTCTTCGGCGTTTAACATGTCGTTATTATTAACTACATGAACTGAGAGAACTTGAGATGTATCTGATATTTTTGCGAAGTGTGCCATAATTTTATATTCTTATTTTAATTTTGCCATTTATATCTTATCAATACTACTCCAGAGCCACCAGCTCCACCTGGTCCTCCTGGAGGATTACCACAATTTCCACCGCCGCCACCGCCGCCAGTATTAGCTACTGCATTAGATCCGGCACCACCATATACATTGGGTGCTAAAGCTCCACCACCAGCACCACCTGGCGCTCCTGGTCTTCCTGCTCCATTATAACCGCCGCCACCACCGCCGCCGGCCCAATATCTTGTTGAACTTGCTGGCCCTGGTGTACCATAACTTGGGGCTGTTGGTCCTATCATAGCATCAGGAATATAACCACCATTACCTCCAGCGCCTCCAGCAGATCCCGGAGAACCACTGCCTGATGCACTTGCACCGCCACCGCCACCACCAGTTATATTTGGATGACCACTTCCTCCGCCTAATCCTTGACTTGGACTAACGGGAGGTGTGTTTCCTGAACCAGCAGATCCCGGAGGATTTGCTCCACCTCCACCACCAGATCCACCACTACTTGCACCACCACCATAATTACCTCCACCGCCACCACCGGTAGATGTTATACTTGAAAAAATTGAATCACTTCCTTTTTTAGGATTTCCCGAACCACCACCAGCAGGCCCTCCTCCACCAATTGTAATTGGATAACCTTGAACGGATACGGGTAATGCCGCTGGAGCTGCCATAGGCGTTGAAGCTGGCATAAATGTTCTTAATCCACCGCCGCCTCCACCGCCGCCGTGTGATCCTCCACCTGCTCCGCCACCAGCAACTACTATATAATCTACTAAATTTGATCCTGATCCGCTACCAGGCGCGCAACAACCTACGTTTGATACACAAAATGTAGCATCTCCTGTAAAAACATGAATTTTAAAATCACCATCAGTAATTACAGTTGCACCACCAGTTGCCTCTATATAATTACTTGCACCTGCACCACCAGCTCCAAATCCTAAGACTTGGTAACCAAAAGATCTACCTTTATTTGATTTTTTATTTTTTTGTCCTTTACCTACGACAGTTAAAGGATTGTCGATTTTTCTCATATTCTATTCTCCTTATGCGTCGTTAGCTGCGTCAGTAGTATAGAATAATTTAATTCCCATTACTCGTGCATCACCAGTAAAAGTATCACTACCGTCAGCTGCGTCTCTGTAAAGTTGAAAAAATGTTTGATCATCGTCAGCTGGAGATCCAGCAATTGTCATTGCAGAACTAACTGAAGTCATTTGTACATCTTCTACAGTTCCAATTCCAGCATCTGTAACTTCTTGAGCTGTTCCAAAAACTGCATCCGCTGTATCACCTTCAGTACAACTTAAACCTTGAAGACCAAAAATACAGTCTCCTGTATTAGTATTACTTGGACTCCAAAAAACTTGATATGTTACTGTTCCTAAATTCCATGACTTAGGCATTGCAATAGCAAACTGTGCATATTCTTTTGTACCTGCATCAAAATCTAAAACTTTTAAATCGGGTCTTGTTGCTGTTGTTTCAACTTGTTGTGGATCAGCACCATTTGTTGTTGATCCGTACATCGCTGCAGAAGGTACCCATATAGTTTCTGTGCCTGCTATCTTAACCGCATTTCCTCCGGAGTTAAAAACTCCTGATCCTTTAGGGTTAATATTAATACCAACATTAGTTTCACCTGTTGCTGAAATAACTGGTCCAGTAACTCCTGTACCTGCGTTAGCTATAGTAATTTCATTAACTGCTGAACCTGTAGCTGTTAAAAGCATTAATTCATTTCCATTAGTATCTAGAATGGAAGTTCCAATTTTAGGAGATGTTAAAGTTTTGTTTGTTAAAGTTTGTGTTCCTGTAAGTGTTACATCACCATCACCAAAACCAACATCGTAAACACCTGTGTTAGTTGCTACACCATCAAAATAAACAAGTTTATATCCTTTGTCGTCTGTAGCCCAAGTAACTGTTGCACCTGAACCTGAAGCTGCTTTTAATTGTACTGTATAACTACCGGATGTACTGTTTTTAATAAGATAAAAATTTTCTACACCTACTGGAAAAGTTACAATTTTATTTCCAGAAATTGTTTCAGGAGAAACTGCACCAAAAATAATTACTCTAGTTGCAACTGTAGATCCTGTTCCACCATCTGTTTCAGTTAAAGTTGTAGTATTTGCTCCTGCACCAGCAGTATTTAAAGTTTGTACTTTATATCCACCAGAGATTTGCTCGATGATATTTAAATTCGTATTTGTCTTTGTTCCCCACGTACCGGCGTTTTCACCAGTTGCCATTAGCTCTATGCCGAGAGGTGTATAAGTAGATGCCATATTTTAATCTCCTATGCTTTAACTTAAGCTACATCTGTATAAGATGTATTCCCTGTTATGTCAATATCATTATAACTTGTATTTCCCGTAATATCAATGTCTAAATAACCTAACGGTGAAACATTTCCTACACTTGAAACTGCTTCTTGTCCAGTTAATCCCATAACATCTGCTGGTGAAATTGTTCCTACAGAAGCAGTTGCAGAAACCCCTGTTAAAGGAACCCCTATTTCTAGAGTTAATGATCCTACTGAAGAAGTTGCACCAACTCCAGTTACATTAATTAAATCTTCTGCATTTGTTGTTATAGTGCCTAGAGAAACAGTTGCGCTAACTCCGGTTAATCCTACTACATCTGCTGGCGTAATAGCACCAACAGCAGACGTGCTTGCTTGTCCAGTTAATCCTACAAGCATATCTGCATTTTCATTTGCAGTTACAGAACCTACTGAAGAAGTTGCTGCTAATCCTGAGAGAGTTCCGGTAAAATCAATAACAGGATCAATAGAGCCAACACTTGCAGTTGATGAAACTCCAGATAATCCCATTACATCTGCTGGTGTTAAAATAAAGTTTCCACCCCATGTGACACCTACATCTCCATTTGCATTAGAACTACCCCAACCTTGGGCACCCCATGAAGTATCCGGTAATGAAGCTGTTATTTCGCTAGGTGCAGTTAATTCTACTGTTAAACCTGATTGACCCCAGTTTTCAACACCCCATTCATCTTGGCCCCAACCTACATTTACTTCTGTAGAAATTGTGGGAGTTCCAATAGCTGTTGTTGCCGATAGTCCTGTAAGTTCAACAATAGGTGTATCTCCCCAAGATTGATAATTCCAAGTTCTACGTCCCCATCCAGTTTCAATTATATTTGTATCACCCCAATCAGCTTGACTCCAATAAGAACGTCCCCATCCATCAGTGTTAGCTTGTCCACCCATTCCTGAATGGTTTGTACAATAATAATATAAAGTTGAAGGCGCTCCTGCTGCAACTTCAATTTGAGTATAAGCACCAGCGTCTCCAGGCGTGCCTGAAGCAGTAACTCCAGTAGTATATTGACTACTACCTGCTGCGTCTTCAGCAGTTGCAAATCTTAAAGGATGACTTGAATTAGAACTATCTGATTGATCAAACTTATAAGTTAGACCGGCACCAATCATTATGGTGTCTTGTTGAACACCATCAATAAAATATTTATTTCCTGATCCAGTGCTCTGGACCGTTACTGTGAATGTCTGAGCAATTGACATAAGGACTTACTCCTTATGCTATTCTAACTATAGCTGTAGTGGCTGCTGCTGCCGGAAATTGAATTGTGAATGTTCCAGAAGAAACTGTTTTGTCTCCTCCAAAAGCTACTGCACAAACTGAAGGATCACCTGTTGCAGTATCATTATAAATTAAACAACCGTTAGCTGTAAATGAAGCAGATGTCCATGAAATGTCTGCAAAGTCACAAACTGCTGTTGATGAATCTAGAGCTGGTGTAACACTTGTTAATGCTTTTCCTCCAGCTGTGTAAGCTGAACCAGATGCGTTTGTAATTTCGTTTGATGAACCGTACGCTGTAGTCGATGCACTTAAAGTTGCAGAACTAGTGTACAAGGCAATCTTAAAACTATTTCCAGTAGTGGCTGTAAAATTATGAACTGCTTTTAAAATTTCAGTTTTGAAACTGTTACAAATTGCGGATGTTATCGCCATAAAATTTTCTCCTCATTTACGGAGACGGTGAGTTAACTTTTATTCTAACTGTTCCGTCAGTATAATCGTCTCGTCTTCGTCTTCCAAGTTGCATTCCTGCAAACTGTTGTATAGCATTTTTATACTTTTGTTCGTACAATGTCAACATATCCATTGGACCTTTTAAAAATCCAAATGCCTCTACTAAACAGGCATATAGTAACCCTTGTGGGAAGTAATCACTTAAATAAGTATGGGCATTTCCATCAGCACCAGATCCAAGACCAAATGGGTATTTATTGTAATAAATTCTAAATTTATAGTTAGCATCAGGAGTTGGGGCTAAGTACATACCTCCAGAAGAAGTATCTGTAGTATTGTCAGCACCACCAAACATGGCATAATATTTAGGAAACCCGGTCACTGAATTAGCTGTATCTGTAGGAGATTGAATATCTCCTGAAGGACCGTATTTTCTGTCTACAAATTCTGATAAATAAGTTTGGTCTTTTTTCTCTAACCATTTTCCATTGCCCTCGGTATTAGCTGTTGATTCAAATACTTCAATACCTCTTATAAATAAAGTTCCTGCTGGTGCATTGATAGTATTATCGTTTGCAGCCAATGTACCTTCTTGAACAAATCTAGCAGCGTCCATAGGAAGCTCTTGATTAATTCTCATCTCAGCAGCCATAATAATTCCATCAACAATTGTTGATGTTAAAACATCAGAACTTACTTCTGTATAATCTCTTATCGCTGTAGTTAATGTATCGTAACTATATTTTGAAATTCCTGCCATAATTAACCTCTATCATTAATCGGTCCAACTGTACACTGTAAACCGCCCCCTGTTTCTGTGCTACTAGCATTACTAACTAATTCAAATGTAAAACCTGTTTGAATAGTAGTGTAGGCAGGATTACCGGCGCTATCATTATATCCAGCTAATTCTTGTTTTGTAGAAAGAGTTGCTATTTTATATGCACCGTAAACTTTTGCTCCAGTTGCATGAGAATCCGCTACTGTTTTTTGAGGAGACACTCCTCTATAAGTAGCACTTGTTCCTCTAGTGCATCCTGTTAAATTATGTGTAGATCTTCCAGTGTATTCGATTACTTCGTTTTGATATGTTCCTTCTTTTAAAGGATCGCTTGTATCACTAGAAGTTAAAACTTTTTCAATTACAATAAAACCTGATGTTGGAAACTCTGATCCATCAGTTAAAGTAATTGTTGTAGCTGAATCTGTAATTGCACCATTTAAAGTTGTAGATAATTGTAAAGTAGACACAGCAACACCACCTACTGGAGATTTAATATCTCTTAATCTAACAAAATCATCTACTTGCATAGCACCATTTTCAAAAGCTATAGAAACTGTTGCATCAGCAGCTGTGGTTGTAACAGGGTTATCTGGTAAAAAATCTTCTGTTGGAAATTCTGTTCTTGCAGGTCTTGCTCTTTGTAAAGCTTGTGGATCTGCACTTGTAGGTTTCGGATCTAACTGTGGAGACTTAGGTTCATATTCTGACATATGTACCCATGCACCTGTCCATTCTCTAACCATTTCATTATATGGAAATGCCATACCTGATCTATCAGATATAGATAAAGCATATTTGCCTTGCGAAAAAGTAGTCATTAACCAATCCCTGGATAGTAAATTTTAGGTGATATGTAAGTAGAATTAGAAGAACCATCTTCATCTTCAGCTCTTAACAATTCATCTTCATATAAAAGTTTTAATTCTTGTACTCTTTGTGGTGCATATTTGACCGCTAAGTAATATGCTAGTCCTGCAATCATACAAGGTACAAATCTATAGGGAACATCAGTTGCATTTGTATAAGCACCTACATCATCAATTCTTTTTGTATAATAAAAATTAATATAGTTTCCGTCTTGAGCTGCACCTGGAGTTAAGTATAAAG